GCTCATGGCTTGTATGCCCACTCAAATGTTGCAGCGATGCTGTACATGCCGGCACCCAAGGCCGTTACCTCATACTCTTCGCATGAATAAAAGCCCTGCGTTCCGAGTGGTGGCGCCCAGAGAAACGCCTTGCTGCCGGCATGACCATCAAGAAAATCAATGATCGGCCGCATTTCTGCCTCAGTTCCAGTAAAACTCAGCGGCCAGGTGCGCTGCACATTGTTAATACCGTCTGGCGCAGTCTGCTTATACCCATCGCCAAATTTTGCAGACAGCACCGCGAACTTTGTTTTTCCGCTGGCGCCGATGCGCGGCGACCAAATGAACGTTTCAACAGCCATTACGCGACTCCATTTGACATATTCCAGAGTGGGCCGCCCTGCTTCCGAGCTCGCCCCATCAGGAGGTTGAAACGTCCATCCACAAAACTACCCAGTTCCTTGCCGAATTGCTCTAATCCTGCTGGTGCCTCGACAGTACTTTGTCCGTCGCTTTGGATATAAACGTTAACCTGCACGCCCGCTGTGCCGCCGCTATCAGTCGCCATTGCGCTGGCGGTGCCGACATAACCACCTGTCGCGAACTTGGGTGCATTTGCCGCATCACCGCCATTATTGAGGTACTCCAGCAATGGGCGATTCTTGCCCGTCGTGTCCGCATTCATGACGAATTCACCGTTCGACAACCAGGCGCGAATACTGTCCGATGTTGCTGTCCCCTCGCCTGCAACATAACCGCCAGTAGCAAACGAGCCGCGTGCGCCAGCATCAATTGTTCCAGCGCCAGATCCGCCACTGGAAGCCGCTCCGCCAAAATAGCTGCCAACCGCGCTCAATGCAAAATTGAAAAGGCCTGAAACTGCAGCCTTGGCCTGCATCCGAATGATGTCGGCAATGACGGATTTCGCCAGATCGCCAAAGCTTAACTTGCCAGTCATTGCCATATTGACGAATGCATCCTCGGCAGTTTTCATTCCATTAGCAATACTGTTGCCGATCTGCACACCACTATTGGCTGCCTCCTCGCCATATTTACGAATTGATTCCGAAGCGTTGAACCATGGATCTCTCGATTTAGCATCTTGTTGCGTCAGCAATTCCATCTGCGCCGCCTTGGCAGCATCGGCGCTGGCAGTGATAGAGGCGATCTTCTCTGCTGATATTTTCAGCCCTTGCTTGCCCAGCTCAATCTGAGTCTGATTGATCATCGCCGCGACCTCTCCATCTATGCGACGCGCTTCAGTCAGCTTGCTCAACTCCAGCTGCCCCTTACCCATCCAGGCGATATCTTGCTTGCGGTACTCTAGCGCCTGCGACTCCTTAAAATCGAACTGCTGGCCAGCATTGTCGAATTTGCGCAAGACCTGCATCTGGCGCTCTTTCTCCATTCCTTCGTCGATCAGCTTGTTCTTTGCGATGTAGGAGGCTTTTTGCGCCGCCGTCAGCGGGTCGAATTGCTCGCTCTTTCGCTGCGTGTCCGAATACTTACCCAGCGTGGTATCGAATTCCGCCATGGCGGCCTTTGATTCCTTGACCTTACCTTGATACTTGTCAAAATTGGCAATGACGTAATCAATCCCTGCCTGCGTACGACTGAGACTCATCATGTCAGTCGCAAATGGATCCTTGGTGGTGGCTTCGGTCTTTTCTGCTTTCGGTGGTGGCACCCATTTTTTGCCATCCGGTGGTTTAACGCCGTCGGCAGCACGATCATCCATCGCCCAGGCTTGCTTCACCGCAGAGGCGTCGTGCCGTGCTTGGGCGGCGATATTGGCACCGATCAATGCCATCCGGTCTTTAGCACCGTCCCAGCCGGTGATCAATGCATCCTTGGCGCCAGAAAAATCACCCGTCAACGCCCGCGCAGCAGCAGTCGCCAATGCTGCGATGCCGATACCCATGGCATCAATCGAACCCAATACAGATTCAGCTACCGTGTACACGGCTAACTTCAGTCCATAGAAAATACTAGTCACCACTGCCATCGAATAGCGGAAGGCATTCACTGCCGACGGAAAGCCGTCCTTGAAAAATACGGCCAAGTCAGTTAACAACGGCATGACGTTATCGGCAATCGCACGCTTGAATCCCTGCGAAGTCAGCTCAGTTTCGCGATTGAAATCGCGCATGGCATCTTCATACGCCTTAACTGCCGCCTGGGATTCTGGCCCGATGCCGAGGTTGTAGTCATTAAGGCGATCGCGCGCCTCAGATATTTTTTGAGAAGATACCGATGCCGCTGCTGCGACCGCCGCAGCCGATCCCAGGCCAAGCGCGGTCGCAGCCTTGTTGCGATCCCATCCTTCGGTATAGCTTTGCAACACCTGATCGGCATTGCGCACCACCTCCTCCAGCGGCAATAGTTTTCCACCAGCGTCCTTATAGGCGATGCCAAGCCGTTCGAATTCATCCGTATTGCCACGCACAGCATCAGCAGCGGCATTGAATGTGCTGATGTATGCAGGCTTATCCACCCCCATCGCGGCCAGCGCCGCATTGGTAGCAGCAGCTTGTTGCGCCGTCAGCACCAACGACGATTGAATTTCCTTAACTTGGTTATTCGCCTCGATCAGCGCATTAATGTTATCGCTTTTATAGCTCTCACCCGTCAACAGGCCGGTGATGAATCCCAACGAACTGGAGATCACCTTATAGGCGGTATAGATTGCGCCAAGCCCTACGGCTGCAAAAATGGCACTGACTGCGAAACCAACCACCAGCGCCTTAGATTTAGATTGTTCAACGAACGAATCCCAACCCTTCTCTGCTTGCGCAATGCCGGCGCTAATGCCAGTTCCAACCGCCTCCGCGATCTTATCGCCCATAGGAGTGAAATCAGCGCTGTCTGCGCTGCTGGCAATCTTTTGTATCGCCACAGACGACCGGTCTGCACCTGCTGCGATGGCATCATTAGCGGCCTGCATGCTGCTGGCCATACCGAGTGCCGCCTTGTGCATCTCATCCGAGGCCTGCAATAAACTGGTGCGGTAATCGTCGACTGATCCTGCTGCCGATGTCATAGCAGTTTTGGCTGAACGGGCCACGACGTCCATATTTGACGTGAATCCGCCAATACCAGCATCAACCTTGACCGCCAGATTACCGAGGGACATGCTTATTCCATTCGAAAGATAGATGCCCGGCGATTACTGACCAGGCTTACAAACTCACGCAACAATGACGTCGCCATCAATGCGCAATTCGGCGGTGCCGGCGATGACAGCATCGACGCCGCCCTGATGTGGCATGGATTTGACGAAAGCAGCAAAGGCAGAAACCAGCCCATTCGGATACTCCAGCTTGTACTGCTTACGGGCGCCGGCGGCACGGGCCGCGCGCATGGCATTCTGGCCAGCATCGGCAAATCCGGATTGATATCGAAGCTGAGCTTGCCAAAGTCTTGCAGACCAAGACGCACTTCCTTGGCGGTGCTATCCAGATTGGTTACATCGATTTCCGAACTGGCACCATCGAAGCCATTAAAGCTTTTGACGTTGGATACCCGCGTATAGGCAACCGGCGTCGCGATGCCGCCGTTTCCGTATGCCAAGCCAGTGGTGTCAACCTGCACGGCGAAGGTGTCCGGTGTCACATTCGTGACCACCAACGACTTGGCATTGAGCGCAGCGCCGATGGTGCCAACAATGCCCGACAAAGCCGAGACATTGCCGTTAGGAATGCCGTGGCCGGCGATCGTGATAATGGTTGGATTGCCAGGCGCAATGCCAGTAATATTTTTGGCTACACCGGCACCGGTTTCAATGAAAAGTTTGGTGCCTTGTGCTGAAATGGCGGTAGATGTCATAAGTGGCTCCTAAAATAAAAAAGCCACTCGAATCGAGTGGCGATGTGAACAACAATTGATGCAATTTACGGCAAACGGTCTGCTCGCTTGATCTTGAGTGAGCCAAATTGTGCTGCTATCAATAATTCGGTTTGTGCATTTTTGTCGACCAGCAAGATAGAAGATTCAGCCCTAGCAGCTTCGGCGCGCGGCCGGTACAACAGAAACTCTTGCAACGGAAAAATTTGCGGATATTTCTTGCTGTCGCGATTGGCGTTTGCCAGTACCTGCACAACTTGCGCAAACATGGAGTCCTGCACTTCCAGCCCCCAAGGCTCAATCTTGTGGAACTCTTCCCATACCTGATATTCCGCCCTGGGCATCTGCCCGATCTCACCCAGAGTTTTGCCGAGAGCGATCGCTAAGCGGCAACGGAATCGGCTTTCTGGGTCATCACGGAGTTTTTTCCGCTGGCGCCTTATGAAAACCGTTCAACTTCATGACTTCCAGAATCAGATGCTCCACCGGGCCATTGCCAGAACCCTTGAGCGCCGGCAGATCGGCGTCACTGAAAAGACGCTTTCCGTCTTCATCGATCACCGACAGCAGCATCAGACGCAAGCCGAACGAATCTTTTTCTTCTTCGACTCCAGCAGTCTTGGCCGCCTCTTCTTTCTTGATCTCGGCGCGCACAGCATCCACCTGAGCCACCGTCAAGGCGCGCACCAAAACGCTACCGCCATCGCCCGGCAATGGCACTTTAATAATCTTTGGTTTAAATACTGCCAACAGTGCTTCTTTGTTTGTAATAGTGCTCATGACTTCCTTATTTATCAGTGAACCATAATGAAAAATCCTGACGATGCCGATAGAGCTTTGTATCTGGCTCATAACCGGAACCATCGGAAATGAAAACTGCATTGAGAAGCGGCTCCGCCAGTAGCGCCGAACGAATTGGCGTCTTCAGGTCGGACCCAACCAACTTAACCTTGCTATAGACGTCAAATTGATAGCGCGGGTTAGCGAGTCCAGCATCGCCACCCAAGTCACCAATGCGGCGGCCCGCCACTTGTGTGTACACCACGTACGGCTCAACCGCTTTCGGTGGCGCTATCTCCGGATAACTGCGGACATTGGCCAGCGCAGGTGCGTTTTTCAGCGCTGCGGCAATCACTGTGTCGATGTTCATTTTTCTACGATGCTCCGCACTACCTCAGTCGCGGCCGCGATTGCGCGCTCCTTCCCTGCTTCAAATCCAGGGCGAAAGAATGGCTCTGCCTGCATCTTACTAGTGCCGTATTCCAGAAACACCGCCTTGTGCTCAACGCCTTGTGGCGCCGATTCGGCGATTTGCACCGTTGCACTGGCTTGCCGTGCTGTATGTGTTGTTTCGGTTTCCAGATGCTGCGCCAGATCGCCGCTCAATCGCGGAATGCGACGGCTGATTTCTTCATAAAGGATGTCCGCTGCTGCAGCGGCTATACCTGGCAGTGCAGTAGCCATTTCCGCGTTGATAGATGCGACTTTGCTGAGGAATTCATCCATGCCAGTAATGTCAGCCATCATTGACTCCCGTTCCCACAACCAGATCCACATGCTGACGCGCAGCTAGATCCGGCAATACTGCCTTGATGTTATATATTGTTTCTTTATGCACAACACGCATTGCGGCAGTAATCCCTGTTCGATATCGAATACGAATGCTCGCTGTTACCTCGCTTACGTCTCGCGCCGCCGAAATGAATTCCTTACCACTCACCTGAAGCATATTTGCCCAAACAGTAACAACTAGAATCCACTCATCAACCGGCTGGCCGCCAGCATCTTGAGCATCAGAACGCGCTTCAATCCGAATCCTATTCTGGTATTTGAGCGCGCTCATGAATAAGCCCGGCAAGCATCCAGTAATCGATCGGTATAAACCGACTGCACCGTGTCGCGCTCCAACCTGGTGACCGGATCAAATTGCTCCACCAGCTTGGCGAGGATGTACAGCCGGATGTTATCCGGCACGCTGGCGGCATCGCTGCCAAAACCGCACTTTGCCTGAATGGTGATACTCGTACCGGTCGGCCAATCGGTGCCGAGCGCCGGAACCACTGCGGTACGGTAGCGTTCACGCTCCAGCCGATAACCTGAAGCATCAAGGACTTGCTCCGCGCCATCGATATCGATGTATTTAATCGACGTGACACCAATGACCGGATGCGGCAGTTCGATGGCCGGAGTAAAAACGTTTGCGTCACTTGCCATGTCTGCGGCATCAAGCATTGCCCGATCTCATGTTCAAGATTTGCCGCAATACCGCTGACCCATAACGTCACCAAATCATCCATGTGCGTCTCGTCCGGCTCCAGACGCAAATTGGTTTTTGCCAATGGCAGACTCACTGCCAACTCTGTCGATGGCTCAATAAGGTAACGGGCCATGAATGACTATTTCTTTCGAGTGTTTTTTACAGCGGGATCGGCAATTTGATCGGCCGGCTTCTTGTCGCTATCGGATTCGGGTGCATCGGCACCGTCAGGGGTCGCCTTCACATATTCGGCCGCGCCACAGTCTTTAACCAGGTGCTCGGCGTACGCTGAATCGGTGCGCAAAATATCGTCAGTGTTGAGCGTGCCGTAGCGGGCGGTGATAGTGGTGCAAAGGATTTTGACTTGAACCAGTTCCATACTTTTCTCCTATGATCAGGGCCGCCGTGCGGGCCGGCCCCGTATTGATTACGCAGGAACGAGATCGCCATAGCGGGCGGCGGCTGGCTTTTCAACGGTCAGCGCCAAACGACGCTCAGCGCGAATCGTGATCAGGTTGTTGGTGAAGTTGTCGCCGTCAGAATCAGACAGATCGACCACCACGCCTTCGCGGTTGTGCAATGTGGCAGCCTGCGCCAGACTGCCGACCCAGACCTTACCCACCAGCATGGCGTTACTGGCGACTACCGGGCGACCGAACAGGGTCGGTACCACGTTAGAGCCTGGATCACCCAGCAGATAGCGGCTCTGCTTGTCTTTGGTCAGGCGCATGGTCCACCAGTCACCGGTATTCATGAGCACCACATCGGCGGGATAATCCGCCAATGCGCAGTCGCCGATCATTTTGCCGATCAGATCAAAGCGATTGGCTGGGTCGAGGCCCGCCGCTGTCAACAAGGCAGCGGTATAACCATGCGCGGTAAAGTTACCGGCGGCCGTCAATCCGGTCAGATTCGGCGCTACGCCATTGCCCGAAACCAACTGACTTTCCACCCGGAAATCGACCCCATACACCATGCGACGATTGATGTAAGCTGCCAGCGCGGCATTGTCCATTGCCAGTTGTCGGGTGATCTTGATCCAGTGCGCCACGGTGCTGACAGGCGTCATCTTTGGCGTGAAGGTGATCGAGCTCTGTGGTTTAGCCGCGCCTTCTGCCACTTCTGCCGCGGCGTTGGTGAACACATTTTCTTGAATCCATTCAATGGCATTCGTGGAAGTCGGAATGCTGGTCAACAAATCTTCGATGGTGAACACGCGGAACGCACCCTCGACAATGCCGGGGCGACGTTCGCTGAACGTGTTGGCGATCGCATTGGTCACCGTGTTCTTGGTTTCGATGCGTGTCTTCAGGCGTCCATCGGCCTTCAGGAAGTTTTGATAGCCATCATCCTTGACGAATTGGGCGCCGACACTCAGATCCGCAGCGGGCTCATCCTGCGTGGCTGTCGCCTTCTGCTCCAGTTGCAGCATGCGGTCAGCCAGCACACGCTGCTCGGTGCCGAGGGTGTCAATAGCAGTCTTGGTGTCATTCGTTACCTTGCCCAAATCTTTCAATTCGGCAGTGGCCTTTTCGGACATCGCATTAATCTTGGTCTCGACGCTTTCGAGTGCCTTCATGATGGCCCCTCAGTTTCGCCGACAAAGCCCAACGCTGACACGCCGGCGATACTGCCGATATGTTGCGTGGCGAACGCGGCAACGTCGACGCCACTCGCCTGGGCAACTGCAGCGACCGCGCACAAAGCCAACAGGACGCCAGCGCGTAAAGAAATGCCAAAGAATTTGTGTTTTTTCATAACTACTCCATAAAATGAAAACCGCCTGGAGGCGGCTTGATTGCTGCGGAATGCGCGTTTAGGCGGCCATTTTGGTGATGCGCTCCAAAATGCCTTCTAACTGCTTCGCTTCGGGCTTTTCTTCAGCATCCCGCTGAACAAATAGCACCTTGGCGCGGGCGGTCAGCGCTTGCGCCGCCCCTTTGCTGAAACCGCCTGCATCCCGCAAGAAGTATTCAAAATCTCGGATCGTTTCCACCTGTGCGATATCTTCGGCAAACGATTTGACGCTGGACAGATCAACCCGAGCAAATTTATCCATTGGAAAGGTGACAATGGAGGTTTCCGCTAGTCGCGCCACCCGTTTGATGGTTCGGCCTTGTGCGGTTTCCTGATAATCGCCAGCCTTCAGGCTGTAACCAATGGACATCGAGTCAACCGTGCCATGCTTGAGCGCAGCGCGCACTTCCTCGGCCAATTTGTTTCCCGGGGTGAATTCGCCCGTCAGCAACAAACCATAGTCATCTTCTTCTGCCTTGACCCATTTGCCGATCGGCACGGCGTAGCTGTCGTGATTGAAAAACATTTTCGGCATGCCGTTGGCTTTCAGCGTGTCGCGGTAAGCACCTTTGACAATCGTATCGCCGCCTGCATCAACATTGCCAAACGTAGAGGCGTAACCGGTGAAAGTGGCGTCGTCGCCTTCCAGCTTGATTTGCGTATCTGCTAGCGCCAGTGATTTACGTTCCATGTGTTACCCCTTATTGAGCGATGTTGTCGCCGTTGCCGCCGGCGGCCGGCTTGATTTTTTCCCCAGCATGGTCAATTGGCACCAGATTTGATTGAGCGGTGAGCTGATCGCCACCAGGCAAAGGCGGATCATTCTCCAATTGACGGCATTCGTCGCGGGTCTTGAGGCCGTTTTGCACCGCCTTGGCATAAATTTCAAAACGGTCTTTAATGGAGGCGCGCATGATTGCATCCATGCTGATTTCAATGCTCATCGTGGCGCGCTGGCGCGAGGTCATCACGCGCTTTGTCACAGCCTGAGCAATGTTCACGCACAGAGGCCCCAGCGATAGCGTATAAAAGCCATCCTTAATCTCAAAAATACCGGCGCCCCAGGCTGTGACATTGCTGTGATGTATCAGGGTTGGCGGCACGTCGAACCACCGACAGATTTCTTCGACCCCATACTTGCGGGTTTCCAGTAATTGCTGCTCGACGGGCGATAGCGACAATTGTTGATATTTCATGTCCGCCTCCAACAAGTGAATCTTGCCGGTGTTGCCCGCAGCAAGTCCCGCGAAGTTGGCAGCCACTGCTGCACGCTGCTCTTTATTCAGCACCTTGTCGATCATCAGCACACCAGTCGGCTTGCCACCGGTGCCGAATATCTTGCTGGCAGAATCTTGCGCCTTTGCTGCCTCGTCAGTGGTGGCGCCCATGAATTCCAGCTTGGCTAATCCAACGGTCCCATTCCCGAGGTTTTTCAGGTGCAGCACGTTTTCTGCGGCCAAAATCGCGACATCATTGGCAAAGGAGTAAACATAGATCATCGATCCATCGGCCAGCACCCGCGTTTCAACTTGATCGGCAGGCATTGGCCACATCGATATCACCTCACCGGAGGCATCACGATCTAGCCGCGCATAAGCGTTGCCACGCAGATCGTGGTTCATCATCATGGCGCGCCAGAATTCGAACGGCGTCATGCGACTATTGGGAGAGTCGTGCAACAAGGCATACAGTCGGCTGGTGCGCGCCATATGCCGGTCGCCTCGAATGAGGTCATATACAAAAAATGGCAGGCTGGCAATGATCGAGGCGCGCCGGTCAATGCACGCCCACACCGTGCTGATCTGCATAGCGCCATCGGCGCCCACTGTTTTGGTATCCGGTACGAGTGATGTATGAGGTACCGGATTCTGCGATCCCGGCGCTTCACCCAGGGCCCCGCCGCGCCTGAACCAACTGCGCACCGTGCTATATACGTTCATGCTGAAATTGGGCTGTTGAGGTAATCATCAATATTTTCTCCATCCTTGATAGTTTTGGCCAAGGCGGCAGCCATGACAGCGGCAACGATCAAATCGATACGGCCGGTCGCCTTCTTTTTGCTCAATTTTCTGTTCTCAGCGTCATCCTGCTCAATTACCGCGTTGCCCGCACACCAGGTCAGTACCTTGTGTGAGTTATGGGCCAGTTCTCCGTTGAGTAACATTTCTTCAAATGCCTCAATGGCCGGACTCATATCTTGGTAGCCCTGGCCAAATTTCCTCATAGGAGGCAAGGTGATGCCCTCATCGTCGGCCAGTGACAACAGATCCTCGATGCGCCAGCGGTCGTATGCCACTTCGATAATTTCGAAGAAATCACACAGTCCGGACAGTTTTGCAAAATGATGCGTTTGCTGATGGCCTTGCCCGGCGTGGTCAGCAACAGCCCTTCTTTCCGCCAATTCAGGTAAGGAACGCTGTCCTTTTTTCCTTTTGTCCAGTCCGATTTCCGGCAGCCACGCATAGGGAACAATTTTCCACGGCTCACCAGGCTCGACCGGTTCCACCAGAAACACCAGACCAGTCAAGTCTGTGGTACTGGCAAGATCGAGGCCGGCGACAGCCCGCCGACCGCGTAATTCCGACACAACATAATCTCTGTGCGCCGATTTCCATATTTCATGACTGAGCCATGGCGATTCAGCGCCGGTCCACTCGCAGAAATTCAAGCGGCGTACCAGCGACTCCTTCGACGGCATGCCCTTGGCCTCGGTGACTTGCTCGCGGATATATTTGTATCCAGGCAAATCGGCATCTTGCAGGCTGGGATTTGCCTTGGGCCAGCAGCTTTCATCCTCAAACGGATCCTCACCCTCATCCAACGCGCAGATGTATGAAAAGAACGCGTCGTCAATCGCTGTACCGGCGGCCACCTTGGCGCCGTACTCGTGATACGCCCAGCACGGTCTGGTTTTATCGGAGCCACTGTTGGTAATCATGAAAATCAGTGCCTGGCGCCGACTTTTGGTACCCGCGCGCAACAACTCCACAGCATCATTGGTGCGATGCTCATGCAACTCATCAATTAGGCCAATATGCGGACGCGGCCCAGACTGTCCTGCATCCGAACTGATTGGACGGAAGAATGCGCCAGCCTGCAAATAGGCGAGATTCCAGCATTTTTCACCAGTTCCACTTTTCACTAGCCGAGCAGTCAATGCCGGCGACTGATCAACCATCGCTACCGCATCGCGAAACAAGACCATGGCCTGGTCTTTTTTTGTCGCTGCGGAGTAAATTTCCGCCCGAGCCTCGCCGTCAGCGACCAAACCCTTTATACCGATACCGGCCGCCAGCGGACTTTTGCCGCTGCCCTTGGCGGTTTCTACGTAGGCAACACGAAAGCGGCGGTAACCATCGGCGCCATACCAGCCGAACACACTGCCAACGACGAACTTTTGCCAAGGCAGCAACATGAACGGCTTGCCCTCGAAATCGCCGCCATTCAGCTTCAAGACCTTTTCATAGAAGCGGATCGCCTTGTTGGCCTCATCCAGACTCCAGACTAGACCTCGTTTTTTGCCCTCTTTGATGTCACTCAAGTGACGCGCGCAGGTATCACGTACGTGCGGCCCTGCGATGCGCTTGCCCTTGACGACAGACTGCGCGTATTCCGTAACCGGATCATCCGAAGAATTCGGCGAGCGGGTCTTTCTGGTTGTCGTCATCGTCTTTAATCTGCACCTTTGAGCGGGCCGCTGGGGTCAATCCAAACTCAATTAGGTACCCTTTGAAACGACGATCTGCATCGGCCAGCATCGCTTGTGCTGGATGCCCCTTTATCAACGTGTCGCCCAGGTTCGTAGTAGTGGTGTAGGTTTCGCCCTCGACATTCAACTGGAAGCGAAATTTCAACACCTCGCAATAGCAATCGCACAGCCGCTCAAGTGCAAAGGCATCGGCCTCAGTCAGCACGCCCATCCGGTCCAGCATCACAGTCAGTCGCCCCCACGCTACCCGGCCGGTGTCGGACAAATGCGCTGGAGGACTTGGAATTACACGTTTCGGTTTTGGTTCTTTTTTGTTGATGGCACGCTTGCCAGGGTTGCCCGTTACCAACTTCAGAACGGTCGGCTTAGGGCGGCGTCCGGTCATAAATCTGGTCCATAAAAAAAGTATTCAATTCGCGGCTGTGCGAAAAAAGGGAGGGAGCGGTCCTGCTCCGGAAAGGCTCCAGACTTTTTACCCGCCCTCCCCGTCACGCCGTCGAAATGTTGCAAAAATCAAGAAAATATCAAAAAATCATCAAAGATTCGCAGAGCATCAGGCAGGCCAGCCATCCGGCCCGACTATCCGACGGGCTTCAGCTTGCGCCCGGTTTCTTCCGCTGTCTTGGCCTTGTGACACTCCGCATTGATACATTGCAGATTGCTGTCCGCATCGATCTGGGCCTTGGTCCAGCGCATGGCTTGAGCCTTCGCCTTGCTGACAATGTGGTCCACATGTGTCCCGATATGAATGCGCCCCAGCTTCTTGCATGGCTGACAAATGCCAGCATCGCGCTTGAGAATGCGGCGCCGTATCCTGTCCCATTCGGCGCCATAGCCTCGCGATTGGCGGGACTCTTTCGACCACGCCATTACTCGCCCGCTCTATCAAACTGGAACTGCCGTCCACTCTCGATCATGAATGCCTTGTG